CCCAAACTTCAGTTCTACTCTGCCCGACATTCATTCGCAACAATAGCAGCAAATGACGTTAGAATACCTCTTTACATTGTAAACGACATGCTGTGCCATATCGACAACTCCATGAAGATTACAAACTTATACATCAAAAAGGATTTCACCTTAATCAACGAGGCTAATTTCAAGTTTATTGATTATGTACTGAACCAAAAGAAAGAATAACTATCTCCCCTTTCAAAAACAAGAAAATATGACAAAAGAAGAATTTAACAACAAAAAAAAGCTATATCATTATACAACTTTTGAAAGTGGTCTGAAAATACTAATATCCCAGAAACTATTATTTGGGAAATTAAAGGATATGAATGATATAAATGAATCCTATCGGAATATATTTTATGGACAAGGTATATCCGAAGATGATATTAAAAAAGAATTATTTAAATATAGGCAGTGTAGTCTTACAATGGACGACTCCCCACGTAACGGATATTATATACCAGCAATGTGGGGGCATTATGCCGAAAGGGGAAATGGAATATGTCTTGTTTTTGATGAAAAGAAACTTTTATCAAACCTACCATCAAATGTATATGGAGAAAAGATTGCTTATAATGATTCTAATAATCATAGCATTGTGGTGGATAAAGACATAGAAAAATTCTTTGAAGAAAATAAAGAACCTTTATTTTTCACAAAGACAAATGATTGGGAGTATGAACAAGAATATAGAATACTAACAAAAGTTGAGGAAAACGCCCCAACTTATCTTAATCTAAATGACAGTATAATGGCTGTTATTTTATATTCTGCAAGAGATGTAGATTGGGGTGAATCTATTTGGTCATCACTTAATTATGAAATTTTACATAAAATGGAACCAAATCTTTCTATATTGGGAATGGGATATTGGTTTGAAGATATTTGCCTACAAGATTCTTCTGGCAAAAGTTGGTTGAATTCAGAGCCAATGAAACTAGATATCTAGTAAAGGCCAACCATTTGAGAATATCAAAAGAACTATATCAATGCTACTTTCCTTTATCAGATTAGTCTCAAATAGAAGAAATAATTAAAAATTATTGTAGCCCTCCCTAAAATTGGACAACAGATAATTAAACTTCTTACGTTGTCCTAAGATGGGGATGATTACATGTATAGCTTATTTTTGAAAAACATTAAAAAGTTTAAATCTTATAATTATAATATAAATGAAAGCGACTTGTACAACAATCAATGCACTTATGAATTCTCTATCCGAAACTGGTGAAGTGCTTTACACAGAAATGTTTCAAGATTTGGTTCTCAATAAAGTTATAAATATAGATAAAGGTATTTTAAATGACTTTATACAGGATAAAGAAAACTTTAATGAATTAGTCTTTCTTGATAGTAATTTATCATTAATATTGGTGAGTCTTTGCACTGTATTGAGAGCTGAACTCATTGCAAAAAATGTAATGGAAAAACGTTTTCTTCAGAAAAGAATAATTCTAGTCTGTCATGAAGGGTATAAATATCTTTTTGGATTTAATGAAAAGCACACGCCAGCTATTCGTTTTTTGGATTCTATCAATGATAAAGAGAAATTCAGTGTTGACACAATAAAAACGGCTGCAAATGATTATCGAAAACTTTATGGGACAAATACCTATAAGAAAATTCGTGATGTCTCAAAACATTATAGTTATGATTCTTTTGAATTTTATGATTGCATCAAAGATTTGAATGAACAAGATGTTGCTAATTTAGTGGTAAGTTTTATGGTCTACATCCAACCTCTTCAAAGATTAGTTAGTTTGAATTTGTCGAAACTATTGGGAAATGAGGTAAATGTTTTAATTAGAAATCTAAAGGTTCCTGAACAGGCTATTCCTAATATATTTAATGATCAACAACTAGAACAAATAGGAAATAGTATAGTTCGGTGCGGAAATTTTATAGAAAAATTAAATTTCATTGTTAGTTTTGGTAAAAATACATTAAAGAAGATTAATATTAATGATGATAATGAAAGTTTAAAGCCATTTTTGAAGGATAATATTGCTCTACATGTTGTCTATATTATTATGGATGTGATGTGTGCATTTAAAGCATATTCTAACTCTAAATATTTTTATGAACGATCATTTCATCTTGCTTTTATTAATTTGTCTGTTCATGAAGGATTTAAAAAATTATATGGTTTTAATAATGACAATAAGGAATCTTTTTGGAGTCGAATCAAGGAAGATTTTTCTTCTGTGTCATCGTTCTCTGAATATAAATTAAACGAGATAACAGAAAATTTGCAAAAATTAGCAAGTACCAAGTATGTATCTAGTGAAGATATTTCCATATTTACACATTATGGAATAAATAAGAATAACAATATCCCATTCTCCGTTCTTGATTTCTTTACGAATATTAAAGAGCAAGATTTCTTTATATTAATTGAAGTTGGAAAAACTCTTAATAGTATTTTTCCATTGGTTTTCGAGCTTATGGAGAATAAGAATCAACAAGATAATGAGGAATTGGAAAAAAAGCGTAATGAGACTATAGGTTCCATTTCCCAACTTCGTGCTAAGGCGACACCTGAAATGCAGCAAAAGCTAGATGAATTAACTCAAGCAATTAATAAAATATATGATAAGATATGAAGTTTGTTCTATTAATATTCTGCGAAAAATGACGACGTCATTTCAACTGTGTCATGGGTTAACACAATAAAATAGTATTAAAGAAATAGACCTTGACACTGTTTAGTCGACAAACCCAAAATTAAGGGTGGAAACACATCACGTACTCCCACCCTTTCTAGTTTGCTATACTTTGGATTAGCACAGTTTTAACAGAAAATTATATATTAAAAGCTACAATTATTGGAGAAAATTATATATCTGCTATTGTTGCCAATGCTCTTTTGTAATACATCACTCTGTCAAGGTAACCGTTGTACCCGCCATTTATTTTCTTTGTAATGGCCGTAAAATCGCCTTTGTCTGCAAGTGCATTAAGTCCGTGAGTTGTCCACCACCAGCAGGCTGACTGAACGGCATAGTTGGGCTGTTCCAGCAGTTCCGGGTGATTGATAAAGTCCACCTCCAAACCTTTTGAGATAGCTGTATAATTGGTTCTCCCCGTTATCATGATGAATCCACGACCTTTATACTTTTCTCCATCACCGTCTTTTTGTGGAGTGTTGCCCAACTTGACGGCAAGCCTGCCGGTGTCGTACGCTGCTCCGGATGCAATTTCTTTGGTATATTCGAAACAGGCACTCTCGTGGAGTATCTGTGCTATGAACGCTGCCTGTCTCAACTTAGTGTTGATTGAGTAATATGGCATCCATTTGTTGAGTAGTGATGTATATATCTTCATACTCTCCTCACTTGCATGAGGAGCTATTTTTGCTAGTTGTTCTTCTGTCATAATCTTATGTGTTTTATTATTTTAGAAAGGATGCCTGCCACATTGAATTTTTTCCATGCTTTCACGCCCCCATAGACCAAAGCAAGGATGATGGCCAATAACCCTACATATCCTATTTTTATAATAAAGTTTTGCCACCCTGACAACTTCTTTTCGATATACTTGTTCTTATATATCGGGTATGGCTGGGGTACACTGTCAGTCTTGGACTGCAGGGCACTGTCCAGCTTGAATTTGTAGTACAGGAGACTGTCAGAGTTTGATGATGTTCTGTCCCGCCAATGCCAGGTGTCCGTCCGGGTAATGTTTCCTTTGGCATCCAAAGTCGTTGCCGTACTGTCCTTCGATTTTTCTTTATCTACATAGTGTATCTTTTCAATCCACTTGACACTGTCCTTACGGGCCTTATACACTGTATCAGTATGTGTCTCCTTGACGGGGACATATTTAGTTGTGGTACAACCGTGAAGCGGGCATATAAGTATAGCCAGTACGGCAAGCATAGATATATTCCATAAAATGCTTTTTAAATTGCTCATAATATATATTTTTAATGAGTTCTTATCGTTATGGAACTATCGCAAATAATATAAAATCACGTAAAGCGAACCATTACAGGTCGGTTCGCAAACGCAGAAAGGAAGTGTCTACAAATGGACGACTCAAAAAAACGGTAGCCCTAACTTGTAGAACTACCGCAAAGCCTGTCTGATGGCTTTTATTCAAACTAAAAATGGATTAGATGTAAAGATACAAACTAATACGGAGAATTACAAATATTTCATGTATATTATTGATGTATACTGTTAACGCATATTAATAGCGTATACCGTCAAGTTATGGAATACTATTTGTGGCGAATTCGCCATAATTAAAATTCAGGTGGTTTTGTTCCAGCTTTGCAGATAGATATTCTGTTGTAATTGCGGTAATTCCAATAAGTCAAAGAACGCTTTTTACTTCTTGATGAAGTATTGTTACTTGTTGTTTATATTATCCTTCTTTTCCTTTTCTGCATTCTGGAGTGCGTCTGTCATCATTCCTACAATCTGATCCCGTGAACAGGTCTTCTGAAGGAGCTCAACGGCATTGTTGATACGGTTGCGTGTCTTGGCGTCTGCTTTCTCTCTCATCGACCAGCCTTCTGTGATACAAAGGATAATGGCTATTACGCATGCCACGATGGGCACATAATAGATATAGCCGAAAGTATAGATTGCAAGGTGTATCAAAATATCGATGCACCCTGATATCACCATCATGCCCTCGTAGAGCAAAAACTTGCTGAAAGTCCGTGAGAAGGCATAGGAGGAATGTGCCTCACCTCGAAGTTTAGCTTTTCGCCATCCGAAAGCCAGGTCTATGCCCATGGCTATCATAACCAGTATGCAGGCCATGACGAGGACCAGCACAAGTATATTTAGTCCGAAAAATATATTCATCATATCTATGTCTTTAATTGTTGTTATATCCGTCTGATTCTGTCAGGGCAGTGCCGGAAGTGAGGTGGGCAGCTATCTGTTTGGTATCGTCAATGATACTCTGGAAGCCGTCCTCTACGATAAAGTTCTTCACACTGTAGGTACTGCCGTCATATCCAATAGTGCCTTTGTAGCCCGTTGCAACATCAGAGGCAACAAGTGACTGTACCTGATCAGTGAGGGACAGCAGCTTCTTGCTGTTGCCGTCCGTGTCGTCAATGGTGTATGATACATTGTGGCGGTTCTTGTTAAGGTCGATGACAACCGTCTTGTTCGACCGTGAAAATGTTTGTTTTTCCTGCATAATATATTTGTTTAAAAAGTTATATATTCTTTGTTACAGGCAATTATTTACCTGTTTCCTGTTCTTTTCTCCAAGATTTCACTTGGATATTTTGTTTTATTCTTCATTTTTTTATAATTTTGCCTAACAGATATAAACTATTAGTAATATGAAGCGAATTGTAAATCTATTTTTTTTATTAATTTCATTCTCTTTCTTGGTCTCTTGCTCTTCTGACGATAAGACCGGCTCACAATGGGATGCCAATTCGGTAGTCCGCATTAATCCTGCCCAAGGGGTACAGACACGTGCCGGTTCTGACGGCATCCACCTCACAGCTTGGGAAATCGCAAGATGGGGAGAAGATATGACTCTTGCGGACTCTACTAACCATATTGTAGGTAGAGGCTTTGCGCCTGCCCAAAGAGATACATCCTATACAGACCCTCATCTTTCAATGTGGGGAGTTGATATTATAGACCAAAACGGCAAATGGGAAGATAACTTCATCGATGGTCATGATATTGTGATAACCCGTAATTTCGAAGAATTAAACGTTACAGACCATAATGGAACTTTGAGCGGTGATACTGTCTATGAAGACCCGTTAACAGGTCTTGGAACTAACGATTTAATGTTTACAGCCCATTCACAGCATGATACCATTGCCTATATTCCAAACAGTGTACTGCTTAACGCAAAAGGGCTCATCCGTGCGGCTTATGACAGAGGAGACTATGCAACCGTCTATGCTCTGTTCAACAAGGCCTTTACCTTTAAGCCTATCACAGGTGCCGAGTGGCGTGCACTGAAAGCCAAAGGAGAAGAATAAAATATTTCAAAGAACGATATTTACAGCCGTCCCGTTAGTTCGAGACGGCTGTTTTTGTATTATATTTCACCGAAGACGGCAAAGTCAAAGTCGTGGTCTACATTATCATCGGCATTGCCATATACCCGGATTGACACTTTGAAGGATGTAGCTGTTTTATCAAATACGTTGATATATCCCCGCTGGTCATTGCCGGCCCATGTGGCCAGTGCTACATAATTTGCATTGCCAATATAATGATATATAATATAGATTCCCTGGCTTATTCGCCGAATATCATTTTTCGCTACTCCGATGTAAGTATTGATTTGACCATCTCCCTCTACACTTCCAGCCAGCAGCATACCTGTACCTTTCATCATAGAATGATCACCGACAATCTGCAGGCACGAAGGTGGCAGACTCAGTATACCGCCCTTGAGGTGTACCCATTGGGAGTTGGAGGTACGGTTGTACCAGCCGTCAGCCCCGAAGATAGTTCTTGTTTCCTCCGGGTTGTACTTCCATGAAGCGGCGATATTTGATGTCACCTTTGCATAAGCTTTGCTCTGTTTAGTTGCTGTAGCATGTACTACCAGTTTGCCGACAATGGTGTAAGTGCCGGCCTTGGCCAGTGTAACCTTTCTAGTTAAGGTTGAAGAGTTGATTCCGTTGCCATCCTCATTCCTGCTCTGGTTTGATACATCTGTAGGAGAGCATACGTAGTTTCCGCTTGCGTCCATCACTGCCACGTCGATATATGCGGAAGCATCGCATCCCACTAAGCCTGTTGATCTGATAACTGTTGAGTTGGCCTCGGCAGAGAGTGTCCCGGTGATGGTGAGTTCATCGTTGTCATACTTCGTTGTGAAAGTACCATAGGTGATATCTTTTGCCTGGCTGTCATTATTTCCGTTTACGCTGTTAGCAAACAAATGACCTTGTGTGATAGACACTGTCCCGCTGTCCTTGGAGGACTGGTTCATCTCGGACAATGGAAGTGTGGCATTCCTCGTCACCTCGATGGACTTGAACGACTGCCCCTGGTCATCGGTAAAGCCGAAGTGGGTGTTGTCCCCCGTGCCTTCAATCCTGCAAGCACCGAACTGTGCCGATCAGAATTAACAATATCTTTAACAAATGTTTTACGGGACATAAGCATCTTAGCGTACGTTCCATAGTCTGGAGCAAGTTCTTGAAGCTTTGCCTGCAGCCAAGAGATAAACTTGTTTGAAATATCTGCTTTTGTAGGTTGCAGAACGTTCAAAGGAATTTTGATGTCAAGCATCTTTGCAGCATCAGTGCCATCAGGATTCTTTACGCCGTCCTTGTTATATACGGTTGCTGAACCTGTCATCAACAAGTCTGCAACAACGATATCCATTCTCTTGTGAGCTGCCAGAGTAACTTGTCTGAAATCATCATACAGGAAACTGACAATTTCGTTCAAGGCTGATGTCTGATCGGCAGTCTTTGCACTGTTGTACTTGTCGATAAGGTCCTGTAAGTCTGAAAGCCTGTCTGTAGACATCTGGTATTTATCACCCAAATAGGCAATCTCACCAAACATTGACCCCATTTCTCCACGCTCACGAATTGGCTTTTCACCAAAGCGAGAATTGATAGAGCCGGCCATAACGCCTGTAATAGAACCCACATAATCCTTAAAAACACGTGTTGTAGTCTGCTTGAAATCCATAAACTGCTGCCAGTAAATTGTATCCTTACGAGTCTGATTAACACGATTGATGATAGCCCCAACGATATTAGGGTCATTGAATAAAGTCTGTAATGTTAAAAACATGTCCTACCCTCTCCTATTCGTTAAATTGAAACCATCCTTTTAAAGCATCCTTATCATTCTGCGAGAAAGGAATTACTAACTTGCTTGGCTCAATCTCTGCTGCCGTACGCAACAAAGTAATTGTGTTGATGCCATTTGTAATCTGCCATTTGCCGTATAAAGCGGAATTGGCAACATACTTCTGGTCCTTTCCATCAGCTGCAGCAGCCTCAAACAGAACTGTTCCTGAAGCTAATTTCACACCAAGTGTTGCATCAATCGTTATAGCATCAAATCCGGCTTTAGAGCAATCAACCGCTTGGACTGTTGCACCTTTCGACCCATTGCCGATAAACATGCCTTTAACTAAGAGACATCCCTTTGCAACTTTGATAACTGTGTCTGTTGCTGACACATCTGCTACCACCATTACGTTTCTAACTACAAGTGCTGTTCTTTTTGCTAAATCTGCACAGATAGGGACGAATGATGGCAAATAACTGTTAACATCCAAATTAGTCGTGTCAAGGATATATGCGCCTGCTCTGCGGATTCCGCTTTTAACGTCATATCTTTCCTCTGGCTCGACAACCGGTTGTAAATTGTAAACTGTTCCTGCTGACATAAACTTTTAATTTTTAGATTCTTGTTCAACAATTTCTTTTGTTCCGTTGTTGATTTGCTCAGCAATAGTTTCAGACTCCTTCTTAATTTCGGCATCTGCACTCTCCGGAGCTTTAACCTCTTGGAATCCTGCATCCGTAAACTTTTGCTTTGCGTCTTGCATGAATTGATCGAGGTCTGCATCTTTCGGAACATTAAGCATCTTGACCAGACCATCATTAATACCGTATTTCTTGGCTGCTTCGGAAACTCTTGCGCTGAAATCCGATTCTACTTTCTCGTTTTTCAGTGTCGCAAGTTCTTCCGCTATCGGCTGTAAAGCGGTAGATATTGATTCTGCTACAATCTTTGCAAAGTCAGGAGTCCCGTTATTTGGCGTTCCACCTACTGGCGTACCACCCTTGTTACCTTCGTTACCGCCTGAACCTTCATCGCCTTTCTCGATAGGTTTACCGTCCTTAAGACCGTTCTTCTTTTCGTAGTTCTTTACAGAACTTCTGGCTGCTTCGTCTGCTCTTGCGTCACCATAGTTGCTTAATACGTCCGTAAAGTTAACCCCATCGACAATGGTTTTAACTTGTCCTTCGTCCGTAACACCTGCTGACTTTGTAGTAGCAATTCGTGTTAATGTTGCAGTGTCTACACCCGTAAACTTCGTTTGAAGACCCGCTAAAATCTGTTCAAAAATTGTCATAATTTTAAATTTGTTATCCTAAAACAATCTTAATACACCGTAAAATTACAACAATTAGAAACATGGAAAAAGAAAAAGAGACTCTGAAAAACGACAATAGAGCTATTGTCATAAAATAATGGTAAAATAACAAAAAAAATTAATTACTATTGCTTTTAATTTCTTATTTATATATCTTTGTAAAATATCATTTTATTAATCTAAATAATAAATAACAATGGAAAAAATAATAGGATTATACGGAAAGGGGAATTGTGGTAAAAGTTTTACACTAAAAAAACTTATTCAAATCTTTAGAGAATCTCCCAACACCCACAAAGAAGAAAATATAGAAGATTTCGGGGAAGATTTTAGAACAACTTTTACCTTTAAAGACAAAAGAGTATGCATTGCAACAGGTGGAGACGATAATGATTATTTGAAAGAAAATTGTAACTATTTTAAAAACAACAAATTTGATATTGCAATTTCCGCAACAAGAACATCAGGAGAAACGTGTGATTGTTTAAATAATTTTGCAAAAAAATATAATCAGCAAGTAACATTTTACAAAAAGTACATTGAAAATCTTGATGATAAAAAGTACCAAGACGCACTTAATGAACTTCAGGCAAAAGAACTGTTTGACTCTATTGATAGTCTCTAAATAAGGCGAAATTAACAACTAGTAAATCCATTAAGACCAATAGTTTTTACTCCTCATAACACTATAAACAAAAGGCACATGCAAGATTACAACTCCCACACGTGCCTCTTTGATTAAGTTCTTTTATAATGAAGCAGAAGCAAGTTCTGCGCTCATACGTTTTATGGCCAGCTGAACCTTTTGCTTTGTTTTTTCTCCGGCAAAGGCACTTCCAGTCTTATATTGGCGCATCTTACTTTCGTTAATTCCTGCCACCTTGGCAAACTTGCTGATGTTTATCCAATCGAAGTAATTAAAGAAAGCAACCAAATCATATTTATACGACACTTTAATGCCCTGGTACTTTTGCGGAAGGTCACCATTTTCTTTGACATATTCTGCCTGTGCTTCCTGAATAACAGAGTTAAAATCAGCTTTTGCCTCCTCCACACTGTCACCAAAACCACCTAAACAGAAACTGCCAATTTCTTGATTACAAATAATAGAGAATCTTCCGTCTTCTCCTTTTTCGATAATGCCTGTTACATTCAT